AAAAGTTTCCTAAATAATAAAAATACCCGTTTTTATTTATATTAATTCAATTAAGTAATATAAATTATTATTTTTTATTTTTTATTATTTATTTTTTTGACTTTTTGGATTTTCCACCCTTTTTGGACTTTTTGGATTTTCCACCCTTTTTGGACTTTTTGGATTTTCCACCCTTCTTAGTCTTATTGGATTTTCCGCCATCTTGTTGCGGTTGTTGGGTTTGTTCCTGAATTTGTGTCTGAAGTTCCTGAAGTTGTTGCTTAAGTTCTTCTCCATTCCCGCCAGTATAAGGTGCTCCGTTTAGTTCCGTCATTATTGCTATATAATAATAATATATTTAAAATTTTAAAAAATTTAAAAAAACTTATTGGTGGGTCGGTTATTTTTACCAAGGGCTTTATCAGAAGACATTTCACGCGTAGTCATTCCTCCACGGACCCATCCATCCATCGCTACCTCCTCCACCGAGAAAGCCGGGTTTTTAACGCGCTCCTTCATTTTGTCATCAGTCGGATACAAAGAATGGCTCATAAATGACTGTTCCATCACGGTCGATGTGCTTTTTTTATCACTCGATAATTCGCCCTGTTGTAATTGTGATTCAATCGCCGGGTCACATGAACCTTTTCCTAAATAGGGAACCGTCAAAAATGGGCGCTGTACTAAATTCAATCGTTCCAATGGTCGTTCTTGTTCCTTTTTCAACATCAACAAAGAATCAATGTCAATTGCTGCACCACCCACACTACTTCCACCATTTGACCCCGTAAACATCACGCTTGGTTGCGATGTGGCAAAAGCGACATGCGAACCCGACAAAGAATCGCTAAAATAGTTTGACAATGTATAATTGGCAAATCGAGTATTGTATATATTTTGTTGCGTATTATCGGTTGCATCGGCCCCGATACGTCCCAAATTATTAAAAGTATAACTATTTAAGACAGACATTGTTCTCTTATAATATAATTATGATATAATATAAATAATCGGTAGAAAACATTTATATTATTGTTTTGTTTTTGTTTTTGTTATTATTGATTCGTGTGTCTCGACATATTTCTTGCACATGAAAACATATTACCTTCTTTACATGACGGCATATTACCATAACAAAATTCGGCAAACCCTTTTTGGTCATTCGGAATAGTGGTACTTGCCGTCGAATAAAATGGCAAAAGCGATTGTTCAAACACATATTGATCTCCTAAACTTTTGAATAATTTATCGGCAATGTCGGGCTGGTCCGGATTTAAATTCATCACCTGTCGTTTCGCCTCTTTCAAAATTTTATCACTGGAATCCTTTGTATAATCGGGTCCCGCCGGTTTTTTATTTGGATTAAAATCATAATCGGTCATTAGAACATTTTCAAACGGGTTTTCAGGAGTGGGTGGGGCAAATACATCAGACGGGATAACGATACCATTTTGTGTGAGTACGCTTAGGGCCGGATTATCGAAGTTCTCTCGTTTTTGTACATTCTTAATTTTGTCTTTTATGTGATAATGATGTACAGCAAATATAGCAAACAATGTAATCGCCGATATAACCAATAAACGTATGCTTTTTGTCCATACAAATCCAATAATCGCTAATAATATGACAACCCGTGTCACTGCATTTAGTTTTTGTTCATATGCCATGGATTCTGTCGGAAAAAATTCGAAAATATATTTTTGATTAAACAAAATATTCGGATCTTCTGTCCAAAATGGTACATTTTCACATTTATCTTTTTCGACCATGTTTTTAATTGGACTAACATCATTAGATGCAAGACCGTCATCATTATTCGATATATTTGTTTGAATATTTTCTAAATCATATTGTGACATTTTATATATATTGTTCGTTATATAATTAACTACATATATTTACTAAATTCGCCGGTCGACCATACTATTACATATCGATAAATACTCATATATAATATTTATTTTTTTGGTTTATATTTATTTTTTATCTTACCAATTGTGGTAAGATAAAAATGGATTCACCGTTCTATAATATTCTACGTTTAATACATTTTTTATCAATTTGTAAAGTCTTACATTTTGTATCGTGGGGCACAATTTGTAAAACACATTTTGATTTTTCGCCATATAATGGCTCGGTACACCCGGGTTCCACTTTTTGCGGAAGTTCGCCCGAATTATTTACAACACATCTGGCTCGAAAATGTTCATACCTTTCTTTTACATCGTTATATGATAATCCCGAATTCTTTTTCAACATTTTATTTACCAATTCATGTAATTTATACAAATAAAGTGAGAACGTGGCCCGAGAATCCATGTCTTTCCATTTTAACGGCAATTTTTTGAAATTTTTCGCTAAATTTTTCCGACATTTTCCACATGGTAATATATATTGTAGCCGAATCACAAAATCCCGATAATTACGTTTATCGTCACATGACGGATTCACTGGATAATTGAAACTCATCGTATGTAAATAATGCCACATACTTGGTCCCCATACTGCAGTCAACATACCGTCATTACTGTCATAATGTTTACGAGTGTATGGACGAGATGTACGCGTTTTTTTATGTTTTTTAATGGTTTTGGTCATAATAAATATTATTTATATTTGGTTACATATACATCATACAATTTAATTTACTAAATAAAAAGATTTAGTGAATCAAATCAACCAATTCGTATTTTATTCTATATATTTTATGAAATAATATATATATACATACGTTATTCGATTTATCAAATAACATGCCCAGTTTTACGAATGTTATATATGCACGATTTGCCAAACCATATTATTATGTGTTTATTACAATTATTGTCGTCATTTTATTTATATTAGCTACCATTTATGGATACAAATGGTTTTATGGTAACAAACAGGCTGATTCAGAATTCAATGATGTTGCAAACGCCGCACATACAAGCAAACCAGTCGAAATATTCTTTTTTAATGTAGATTGGTGTCCGCACTGTAAATCGGCCAAGCCCGAGTGGCAAGCATTTTCAGATGAATATAATGGGAAAAACGTCAACGGATATGTCATTAGTTGTTCCGATAAAAATTGTACGGACGAAACGGACCCTCAAACCACCTATTTAATAAACGAATATAAAATCGAATCGTATCCCACCGTTAAAATGTGGAAAGAAAATCAACAAATCGAATTTGATGCAAAAATAACCAAGTCCGCACTACAGCAGTTTGTCGAATCGGTTACACATGATTAGAATACGTCGAAACTCCTTCGATATGCGTTGCACATCTCCGGAGTTTAGTCGCTCACCTCCGCTGACGCTCCAGTTCGCTCCAGTGTCTATGCCGTGCTCCAAATTTCCCAGTTTTTTACACCAACCTCAATTAGTCTACTACGTTCATCTGCAGACGATGCAGCTAAATACATATCATACAAAGACATGTTTGACGAATGTATTTTTAGTTCATGTTTAATTTCGGCAGGAACCGCCAATTCAAATGCCCGCTCAATCGTTTTATTAATTATTACAAATAAATAATCAAACAAAGTCGATTCTTTATGCATAATATTGGATTTTACAGATTCAACATCATCATTTGCATCCGGTTTTAATGGTTCTTTGAATGATACTATCTGTCTATCCATTCCGAATATTTCATCGAGATTGCAATCTGGTTTATTTTTTTGTATGTCGGCAATACATTGATGAATCGGATAATTCCAATAGGTTCCACCATCGAAATACCATGTTCCGTCTTTTGAAAAAGGTGCAAAAATAATAGGCAAACATCCCGAACAATATATCGCGTCGGTAACTGACCAATCCGGATGTGTTTTATGCGAAAAATCGACCATCTCAAATTTATCGAGCGTTGTCGAATAAAAATGTAATTCAATGCCCGTGATTTCATATAGTTCTTTCATTGTTACTGCAATTGGTATATCTTTTCCTTTAAACAATGGCGAAAATATTTCTTCTATTATTTTAACGTCGAATATTCCCATATTTTGAAACGAATTAATAATCGAATACATGTTGAATTTAAACAAATGTTGCCATGGACGTTTTATTAAATAATCATCTATAACTGACCATTCATACTTTAAAGCTAAAATCGTAGCAAATATTGCACCTACCGATGTGCTGTATATGCTTTCAATATTATTTATATTCCAAAACCCGGATTTGTGACTTTCGCGCAGGGCACCATATGTGGAGAACCCACAAACTCCGCCGCCGGCCAATACCAAATGTTTTATTTTTATTTTGGGGTCCTCATCCAAACTCATTTGGCAATGCTGCACTGCGTCTACGGACTTTATTGATTTCGTGTGACTATCGTCTCCTGAAATATCCATCTTTATTATAATACTAATGAATTTTCGTTTTATTATATTGTCATAAAATATAATAAATGTCTTGTTTTTTATATGTCAATGATGAAGAAAGTACAAAAAAGGTTAATATTGACGAATTGTATGAGAACAAACAAAAGCGTGAATTAAAACAACTTTCGATATTCAATAAAATTCTGAATCGAATCCATAAACGCATTACGTTTACCGGGCGAAACAAACGTAATGATAAACATATTTGGTTTACGATACCTGAATATATTTTTGGAGAACCCATATATGACAAGGGAGATTGTATTGCTTATTTAGTAACAAAATTAGAAGAAAATGGGTTTCATATCAGATATATTCATCCAAATACATTGTTTGTTTCGTGGGAAAATTGGATTCCGACATATGTGCGCAATGAAGTAAAGAAAAAAACGGGAATTGTATTGGACGAAAAAGGGAACGTTCTCGAAACAAATGAAACAGAATCCCCTGAAAACGTCAATTCTAAAATATTGAATGAGCGGAATGGGACGACCAATCAAAAAGAACAAAAACAATATACTCCGATTGGACAATATAAATCCACCGGCAATTTGGTATATAATAAAGACATTTTTGATAAAATCGAGAAGAAAATAACGCCCAATTAGTGGTTTGGAGCGAGCCGGAATGCGAAGCAAGGCGAAGGTGAGCGACTTAACTATGTAGTTCCCGTAGGGAGCCGAAGGAGTTTGGACGTTTTCTCGATTTCCTTGCAAAGCGGTGAGAATTGTCTCGCGGAATCTCCATTTTATTATTATTATTACGTTTTTTACTCATAATCTTTCGATTATGTCTATTCATTTTAATCGTTTTATTATTGTATTTTGAATTACCATTTGGTTGTAGTTGATAACCGCCTGGTTTAATAGATTCTGGTGGAGAGGGAGTAGGAGTAAGAGTAGCATCAGTAGCATCAGTAGCAACAGGACCAGAATTAGTTGACGTAGAAGGAACAGGAGTAGCTGAGGCAGAAGTAGAAGGGACAGGAGGAGCAGGAGCGGGAACAGGAGCGGGAACAGGAGTGGGAGCAGGAGCGGGAGCAGAAGCGGGAACAGGAGTGGGAGCAGAAGCGGGAGCAGAAGCGGGAGCAGAAGCGGGAGCAGAAGCGGGAGCAGAAGCAATAGTGCTGGATGTAAGACCAGAACTAATAACAGTACCAGCACCAGTACCAGCACCAGTACCAGCACCAGTACCAACGTTAGAAGTGCCGGCAATATTAATACTACTCGAATACGGCTTAACCAGAACAGTTGTTAATGGTTTATTAGTTGAACTATCATCTGTGTCTAATACCAATTTATATTTGTCGGATAAATCAGAATCTATCAATTCCTTTATTTTTTTAATAACATTGGATACATCGTATCCAGTAAATGTTTTTGGCTCTGTAGTTGATTGAGACGATGAGTTATCACCCGAATTCAATTCTTTTTCATTAATTGCCATTGTAATTGCCTTGACAAACAATAATCTTATTTTAGGACGATTTAACAATAATAAATAAATCAACTGTTTTGTTATATCAAATGAGCTTATTGTGTTTACATATGTTTTAAACAACGAATTAATACTTGGTAAAATAATTTCCATTATTTTTTTCCGAGCTTCCGGTGTGGATAAATGTTCATGAATCGAACGGGTGATTGGAGCCAATATTTTATGATTTACTACATCTCTATTATTATCCGACTTAAATTCAAATCTTAAAAAATTTAATATTTCATCGTGCTGTGCAGTTACCGAACCGCCGCTCATTTTTTTATCATTACCAGGTTTACATTTTTTTTTTAAATTTTCAATTATTTGATACGCTAATTGTTTTGTATCAGACGATTTTAAAAATCGTTCTGTATTAGTTACGTTTATTGGTGTTATAATTGAATCAGAGAATAGTTGTTTAACCTGAGGATTTTCGATAAAATGTGCAATTAATTGTTTTTCGGCATAATCATCATTTACTAAATTCATCATCAATCGATTAATTATATGATACACAGAAGTGTTCAGTTTTTCTCCAATAAATTTAGTTTGAGCATCGGAACCGTTTTCAGATTCGTTAAAATACGTTTTAATTGAAGCTAAAATGGCGGTTTGTAAATTGGTGTCTTTTGACAAATTTAAACTATTACAAATTTCCTTAATTAATTGTGTTGCCGCTGCCTTATTTTGAGCATATAAATCGGGTGGCGTGGGAAACGACTTACTTATGCCTGAAAATAAATCTGATACTATTCCGGCGCTTGGTTTGGTATCTTCTTTTTTAGGGAGCTGACTGGCTTGATTCGTAGCTGGACTGGGCTGGGTAGTAGATTGTTCGGATGATGACATTACTGAATTTAGTGCACCTGATGGATTTTTTAATAATTCTTTCCCTTGCATTTCCACCATTTTTTTACCTTGTTCTCCTATTATTGAACTTCCGGTTTTCATCAAATCACCTGAATGTTTTGTGGCAAAATCCGCGATAGCTGGATTAGACGCTGCCGTTGAAGCAAATTTTGAACCCAAACTTGCCAAAGCATTCATATCTGCAATATTATGTATTAATTTATAGTTATAATAACAATATATAAAAAATTGATTGTATATTATTCAATTAATACATAAAATATAAAATATGAATATTGAAATAGATTATAAAGATAATACAAGTAGCGAATACAACGTAACAACGAAGACAGTAGGCGAAGTGACTGAACCAGAAATCGTCCGATTTAAGATTAAACGAAATAAAAATTCAACTGTTAAAAATTGTAAATTTAATTCAGACACCGTCGTGTCAGCAAAAGTGTATGAAGTAGCGAATATTTTAAACACTGCAAACGAAGTCGAAGGAGTTGGTGAATATAACGGAATAGTTTGGATCGAACCGGAGCGTCAGCGGAGGAGAGCGACTGAACTCCGGAGATGTGCAAAGCATATCGAAGGAGTTGATGTTTGTAATGCTACACTTCACCCCCTAATCGGAGACGAAGATGCTGGGTCGGAAATCGTAACTCTGGGACCCCCGTCGAAGATTTCCAAAAAAACAAAAAAAAAACAAACAATACTTTCGCATAAAGAAAAAGCAAATTTATGGGATATATTCGACAATGATAAAAAAACGATTATTGAAGAATCGAACGGCACGACCGATGTTGAATGTGTTTATCAAAAAACAAATGAATCTGGACTATGTACGTTATGTAGTTCCGTATTGATGATTATGGAAGATGGATTTCCCACATGTACGAGTCCGCTCTGTAGTATTATTTACAAAAATACGTTGGATTATTCTCCGGAATGGCGATTTTACGGGGCCGATGATAAAAATACAAATGACCCTACCCGATGTGGTAATCCAATAAACCCCCTTTTAGTCGAATCGTCATACGGTTGTAAGGTTTTATGTACGCCTAAATCGTCATATGAAATGAAAAAGATAAGGAAATGGACAGAATGGCAATCGATGCCTCATCGAGAAAAATCGTTGTATGATGAATTCCAGTTCATTACCATTATGGCACACAATTCCGGCATTCCGAAAATATTTATCGATGACGCAATGGTAATACATAAGGACATTTCCGAACAAAAAATGTTCAGGGGATTAAATCGTGACGGAATCAAAGCGGCATCTATATATATTTCATGCCGATTGAATGGATGTCCTCGAACTGCACATGAAATCGCCGAAATTTTTCGTTTAGACAAAACGAGCGCGACGGGGGGATGTTCTATGGCAGTGAACATTTTACATAATATCGAACGTAATGTAGACCCATCACAGCAAACAGATTTATGCACTACCACTCCAAGTTCATTTATTGAACGATATTGTAGCCGATTGAATATAAATCCGGAATTGACATTATTGTCAAAATTCATTGCAAATAAAATAGAACAAAACAATATTATTTCCGATAATACACCACATTCAATTGCCGCTGGAATTATTTATTTTATATCACAATCGTGTAATTTGAACATTACCAAAATCGATATCAAACAAATCTGTGGAGTTAGCGAAGTTACGATTAATAAGTGTTTTAAAAAAATGGAATTAATAAAACATAATTTGATTCCTATGTGTATTACTGAAAAATATAAATAATAATTATAATTATATAATATATATTTATAAACATGGAGTCTACTAATGTTGATAATCAATTAGATTTAGATAATTGTAAAGATTCTAATATTGAATCTGTCCTCGAACCGGTACAAGAGCCCATTGTTGAATCCGTCCCTGAGCTTGTCCCTGAGCCCATTATTGAATCCGTCCCTGAGCCTGTCCCTGAGCCAGTATTCGAATCTGTACCCGAGCCGGTCCAAGAACCAATGGTTGAATCTGTACCCGAGCCGGTCCAAGAACCAATGGTTGAATCCGTCCCTGAGCCGGTACCCGAGCCCATTGTTGAATCCGTCCCTGAGCCGGTACCCGAGCCCATTATTGAATCCGTCCCTGAGCCTGTCCCTGAGCCAGTATTCGAATCTGTACCCGAGCCGGTCCAAGAACCAATGGTTGA